GTATTGCAGAAACCAAAGCTAATTTAAAAGAAGTAGGTGAAGAAGCGGTACAAGCGGGAACAGATGTTGTTACAAACTTTGTTGAAGCAGTACAAGAAGCGGGTGCAATAGGTTCACAACTTGTTGATGGTGTAAAAGAAATTAGTGTTGAAGCTGCATTAGAAACAGCAAAGGCAAACCAGGCATTAGAAAAATCTGCACAAATAGCTGCTGCACAAAGTAGAATACTATTAGAACAATACGATAGACAAGCAGAACTACAAAGACAAATTAGAGATGATGAAACAAAAAGTATAGCTGAAAGACAAGCTGCCAACAATGAGTTAAATAATATTCTTGTAAAGCAAGAAGAAGAAATGACTAAAAACGCAAAATTAGTCAAAGCAGCAGCACAAGCACAATTTGATTTAACTGGCAAAACAGAAGATTATGTTGCGGTATTAGAAGCTGAAGCGGAAGTACAAGCGGTTGCAGCTACGGTAACTGGGTTTAAATCTGAACAACAAACAAACGCAAATGCTTTATTAAAAGAGGCAACAGAATTAACAAACGCACAAGCAGAAAGTGAAAGCACATTATCAATAGCTAAAGAAAGATTAGCAGCGGAAGAAATAGAAAATGGATTAGCAAGGCTTGAAAGACTAAAAGAAATTGATGAATTAGAAAAAGAACAAGAAGCTGTTAGACTACAAACAATAGTTGATAATGCAAATGCTGGAACACAAGCAAAGATAGATGCACAAATAGCTTTAAATGATTTTATAGCACAATCTGATGAACAAGATGTAACAAGAACAAGAGAAATAGCAGATGCTAAAATAGAAATTGCAAATCAAGAAGCAGAAGCAAAAAAGAAAACATTAAATGATACTGCAAATGTATTACAAAACTTTAGTAGTATAGCTGGTGAAGAAACTGCTGCTGGTAAAGCCTTTGCGGTTGCTGCTGCAACTATTAACACATATAGAGGGGTTTCTGATGCACTTGCTGCGGTTACTGTAACACCTTTTGAAACCGCTTTAAAATTTGCTAATGCTGCTGCTATTGGAGTAGCGGGTATTGCTAATGTAAAAAAGATATTAAGTGTACAAGTACCAGGTGGAGGGGGTTCACCAGCGAGTGGTGGAGTACCAACAACTACAACATCACAACCACCAGCATTTAATGTAGTAGGTGCAAGTGGTGAAACACAATTAGCAGATGCAATAGGTAGCCAAACACAACAACCTACAAGAGCATATGTAGTAAGTAATGATGTAACAACTGCACAAGAAATGGATAGAAACATTATTGAGGGTGCAAGTATCTAAATGCAAAATTAAAAACTAAACACGTTATATATTTATGAAGATAATTGAACTTATTTTAGACGAAGAACAAGATGATATTGGAGTAGATGCAATTTCTATTGTAGAAAGTCCAGCTATTGAAAGTGATTTTGTTGCTTTAAAGAACCAAGAAATAAAGTTAGCAGAAGTAGACAAAGAAAAGAAGATATTAATGGGTGCTTTATTAATCCCAAACAAGCCTATTTACCGCAATGGTGGTGAGGGTGAGTATTATATATACTTTTCAAAAGATACTATTGTAAAAGCATCTCAAATGTTCTTACAGAATGGTAAACAAAGTAATTCAACATTAGAACACAACCAGGCATTGAATGGTTTAACATTGGTAGAAAGTTGGATAGTAGAAAGTAAGGAACAAGATAAATCTGCAATGTATGGTTTAGATGTGCCAGTTGGTACTTGGATGGGAAGTGTAAAAGTAAACAATGATGATGTTTGGAATGAGTATGTTAAAACAAATAAAGTTAAGGGTTTTTCTATTGAGGGTTACTTTGCAGATAAAATGGAAGCACCTAAAGAAAATGTTGAAGAACAATTAAGTGAAGAATTATTAAGTAAAATTAAAAATATATTAAATGAAAAGTAACATACAAAAGGTTTACAGTAAATTACCAAAAACAGAATTATCAGAAATTGAATTAGCTACACAAAAGGTAGAGTTGGGTATTGCACAAGATTTTGAAAAACAATATAATGATGCAAATAAATTAGTTACAAGTGCATATAATGGTTCTTTTAAAATAGAAACTGCATTAAAAGATATGTTGGATAAATATGATGCTGCTGGTAAATCATTTTTAAAAGCAAATGCAAGATATCAAGAACTTGAAAATGCAGCAAAAGATTTAGGGGTTGATTTAGATGGTAAATATAAAAACTACAAATCAGATATTTCTAACACTTTAAAAGAAATTGACAAATCAAGCAGAGAAATATTAAAAGCATTAAAAATGCAATTTGTAAACTAAATGCAAAGAAACAACAAAAATAAAACATTTATACCAAGTAGAACATCACCTACTGGCGGTGGTCGTGCTTGTTTATGTTGGGACACTAAAAAGTATTCTATCTCTTGTTGTGATGGTTCTATGCAAGCACAAGGTATTGGAGTAATAACAAGAACAGACTGAAAATGCAAATTTTAATTTAATAATCGTTATATAAATAGTATGAAAGCAAATCAAATGTTAAACGAAATAAAAACACTTTTAAACATCGAGGTAAAACTTGAAGAACAAAAGTTAGAAAATGGAACTGTAGTAAGTGCAGAAGCATTTGAAAAAGGTAAAGAGATATTCATTGTAACAGATGATGAAAAAGTAGCAATGCCAGTTGGTGAGTACATCCTTGAAGATGGTAGATTGGTAGTTGTAGAAGAAGAAGGTATCATTGCAGATGTTCGTGAAGTATCTGATGAAGTACCAACTAAAGAAGAAGAAACTGAAGATTTAGAAGAAGAAGTAAAAGAGGAAATGTCTTATGCTACTAAAGAAGAATTAGCAGAGGTTAAAACAATGGTTGAGGAAATCAAAGCTATGTTAGAACCAAAAGAAGAAATGAGCGAAGAAGTAAAAGAAGAAGAAGTTAAAGAAGAACTTTCAGCAGTTAAACCAATTAAGCACAATCCAGAAGCAAGTACACCACAAAAGAAACAAGTACAATTTGCCAAAGGACAATTTAACACAACTTTAGATAGAGTATTAAGTAAATTAAACAAATAAAAAATGAATAAAAGAAACGTAAATTTAGCAACATCCGTAACCGTGAATTCTACATATTCGGGACAATTTGCTGGTGAGTATATCGCAGCAGCTTTATTATCTGCATCAACTATTGATGACGGTGGATTAACAGTAAAGGCAAACATCGCTTTTAAAGAAGTAATTAAAAAATTAGCAACGACTGCAATAGTACAATCTGCATCTTGTGATTTTGACCCACAATCAACTATCACATTAACAGAAAGAATTATTGAACCAAAAGAATTACAAGTTAACTTACAACTTTGTAAGTATGATTTTGTGAACGATTTTGAGAGCCAGTCTATGGGCTTTGGTCTTGGTCAAACACTACCTCCAAAGTTTTCTGACTTCTTAATTGCTCACGTAGCAAGTGAGGTTGCACAGTCAACAGAATTAAATATTTGGCAAGGTGATACGGCTGGAGCAACTTACACATCTTTTGATGGGTTTGAGAAACTAATTGCAGCAGCAGTAACAGCGGGAGATGTTCCAGCAGCACAAGCAATCACATCAGTAGCACTTACATCTGCAAACATTATTGACAAACTTTCAGAAGTAGTTGATGCAATACCTGGTGCTTTATATGGTAAAGAGGATTTATTCTTATACATAGGAACTAAAGCAGCTAAACTATATGTACAAGCACTTGGTGGATTTGGAGCAAATGGATTAGGGGCAAATGGTGTAGCTAATATGGGTACACAATGGTGGAACAACGGAAGCCTAACGGTAAACGGTGTTAAAATCTTTGTATCACCAGGATTATCTGATGACAAAATGTATGTAGCACAACGCTCTAACCTTTACTTTGGAACTGGTCTTTTAAACTCAACAAACGAAGTAAAGACTTTAGATATGGGTGATTTAGATGGTAGTAACAATGTGAGAATGGTAATGCGTTTCACTTCGGCAGTACAATTTGGAATTGCAGCAGACATAGTATCTTACGCATAATTAATTAATTAATCAATAGAAAGGGGTGGGTAGGTAATCTGCTCACCCTTTTTTTTTAAAACATAAAAACAATGGCTTGTACATTAACAACGGGTAGAAAACTACCTTGCAAAAGTGCTTTTGGTGGCATTAAAAGAGTTTATTTTGCTGATTATGGTGACATTACTGCAATCACAGTAGATGCACCAACTGGTGAAGCAACATTTACGGGAACACCAACTTGGTATGAATATGATGTAAAAGGAAATTCATCTTTAGAAACTACTGTGACAAGTAGCAGAGAAAATGGAACGACATTTTATACTCAAACTTTAAACCTTACACTTACTTATTTAGATGCTTTAACGCAACAAGAACTACAAACACTTGCAGTAGCAAGACCATATATTGTAGTTGAAGATTACTATGGAAATAGCTTCTTATGTGGATTTGAAAATGGTATGGAGTGTACGGGTGGTACAGTTGTAACTGGGGCAAGTGCTGGTGATTTATCAGGATTTACGCTTACATTTGAGGGTATGGAAGAAACTGCACCTTATTTCCTTGCAACAGCAGTAACTGGTGATGCAGCACAAGTAGACCCAACTGCATAATTAATATTTATTTTAAATTAGAAGCATCCTTAATCGGGTGCTTTTTTTTTGTTTTTACAAATTACTATTTTTTAAACGTTATATACATAGATGATATTATTCTACCCACAATCTACCAATAAATTTACTTGCATACCAAGAGAGTATG